ACAGTCAATGGAAAACTTGATTATGAAGGAAAGACAATTACTCCTGGAATGATCAAGGAACTGAATGCTGGTGATGAAATCCAGGTAGTAAATCCACCGGGGCAGTCAGGTGATGCTACGGGCTATATAAAATTGCAGCAAAGGTTGGTTGGAGCTGGACAGGGAATAAGTTATGAAGCAACAGCAAGGGATATGTCAGAAACTAATTATTCCTCAGCCAGACAGGCAATGATTGAAGATGAATTGACCTTTGCTGATGAAATAGAGCTTTTGATGGAAATAATGGATGAAATCTTTGAAACATTTGTTATATCGGGATATCTTTCTGGATTGTTTAAGATGCCGAACTTCTGGGATAGGAAGTACGAATATTTCGAACATCAGTGGATCAAAGCCCCGAAAAAGTGGATAGATCCATTAAAAGAAACAAACGCGAACAGAATCGCAATGCAAACTGGGCAGAAGACATTTAAGCAGATCGCCGCTGAAAATGGTCACGATTGGAAGGACCAGATCGATGAAATGAATGAAGTATTAGAATATGCTCATGAAAGGGGCGTGGAGATGGGAGGTGTATTATTTGGCAAGACAAAAGAAGAACTTTACGGAAGCGGAAAAGAGCAAACAAATCAGGACTAATCAGGAAACAAGAGCATTGAGTGCATCAATCCGCGCCATGGAAGGTGAAGGGAATGAAAGAAAATTCATTCTGAGTTTTTCGAGTGAGGAACCGTATGAACGATGGTGGGGTACTGAGATTCTTGATCACAGCGAAGAAGCAGCCGACCTTACAAGATTAAACTCAATAGGTTGCCTGCTTTTTAATCACAACCGTGATTATGTTATCGGAAAGGTGAACAGGGCATGGATCGAGAATAAAAGAGGCAATGCAGAGGTAGAATTTGACGATGATGAAGAGTCTGAAAAGATATACCAGAAAGTAAAAAGTGGTACCTTAAAAGGCGTTTCTATCATGTACAGCATCGATTCTTGGGAAGAGGTAGCTGCCAATAAAACATCGTCAGATGGAAAGTTTACTGGCCCGGCAGAGATTGCACGGAAATGGACCCCGTTTGAGATCTCTATCGTTAGCATTCCTGCAGATCCAACGGTCGGTGTTGGAAGGGAACATGAAGGTGGTGTTTCGCAGAAACGATCTTTAGGTTTATATGAACGACAAATTCAAATAAATAAAAATTTTTCAGGAGGTATGAAATGAATCCAAAGGAAATGAGAGAAAAGAAAATGCTTCGGCAGCAGGAGCTTGTGAATACTGCAAAGAGAGAAGCAAGAGAATTGACACAGGAAGAGACACAGGAGTTCGAAAACCTGCAAAGAGAAATTGATCTGCTTGCAGAAATCATCGGAGAGCCAAAGGAAAGTAATGGATCAGAAACAGATACGCAGCGGGCACTTGCGGCAGAAAGAACAAGAACGCATGAGATCATGCAGCTTGGACGTGAGTTTTCATTTGATACAGAAAAGTATGTATCTGGGGGAAACAGCGTTGAAGAAGTTCGTACCGCAATTCTTAACAGTATGAGACAAAATTCTGCTCCTATCGGTGCGGCAGTAACACGCGATGAATCAGATAAATTCAGGGCAGCTGCATCTGATGCGCTCTTAATGAGAGCAGGAGTCATTGTTGGAAAGCCTGCTGAAGGTGCAAGAGAATTGAGAAGTATGAGCCTCAGAGAACTTGCGATTGAGTCAATGGTAAGAGACGGTGAAAATGAATCCGAACTACGCAGAATGAATCCGGATGATTTGCTCGTAAAAGCATCAAGAAGTTACAATCCTACAGCTGCATTCCCTGCAATTCTTGATGCGACAATCGAAAAGAACATTGTACAGGTATATAATGAGGTACCGACAACATTCCAGGAATGGACGGAAAAGGGAAGTTTAAAAGATTTCAAGACAACAGCAGATCATCGGTATGTTATCGGAGGAGCAGGAAGTTTCTTGAAAGTTCCGGAAAACGGAGAGCTTAAAGCAGACACACCGTCAACCGAAGTTCTGCCAAACAGAAAACTTGATACTTATGGAAGACAATTCAGTATGACAAGACAGGCATTTATCAATGATGATATTGACTTCATCACACAAATTCCTGGACTGTACGCAAGAAGTGCAAAGCAGACCATTGACGAACAGTGCTATAAGTTGATCTTTGAAAACAAAGCAATCTACGACGCAAAAACACTCTTCCATGCGGACCACAAGAACTTAGTTTCTGGTACCGGAGCGGCACCAAGCCAGGCAACAATACAGGCAATGATCCTGCAGATGCAGAAACAGACGGATCCGTTTGGAAAACCTATTTACATGACACCTTCCAAGCTCATCGTGGGTGTTGGCTATGAGTTTGATCTTGCAGTTTTATTTGGATCAGCACAGGTCACTGGATCAGCGAATAACGACAAGAACCCATTGTACAATTATCCGTTAAAGACAGTGCAGTCGCCAATCCTTAACGCTCTTGCTGGAGCAAATAAGGTACCATGGTTTATGACTCCAAACTCGGCAAGCTCAAAGGGTATTCAGGTAGACTACCTGAATGGACAGGAAACTCCATCAATTAGAAGAATGGAGAGTGCCGGAACATTAGGATTTACATGGGATATTTTCCTTGACTGGGCAATTTCAGTTCTTGATTTCCGAGGTATCTATAAGAACCTTGGTGAAACTATAGCATAAGGAGGTAAGGACATATGAAAGCAACATTTTGGCAGGAAGGTAATAATATTGATTTTACGAATGGCGGATCTGAAGCAATTGCATTTGGTGATGTAATTGATCTTGGGAGCCGCATCGGTGTAGCTGCGGATGATATTGCCGTTGGCGAGACCGGAGTTGTATCGGTCGTAGGCGCGTACAAGATGGCAAAAGCAGCGGAAGCGTTAACTGCTGGCCAGCTTGTTTATTACAATGGGACAGCTATCACTGGTACTGCAACAGATAATACTCCTGCAGGTTGGGCGGTATTGGCGGCAGCATCAGCTGATACGGAATGTTTGATCAAGCTTTTAGGCTAGGAGGTATATTATGCCGACATTAAAGGATGTAATTCAAAATGATATAAAAAATGTGTTTATGAATGACCTTGAATTTGCTGAGAATATGAATATAAATGATAAGAGCATGAAAGCCATCATTGACAACATTGAGCAGCTCGAAAGAGAAAAAAGATATTCATCAAAGCAGGATATTGACGGGATTTTCAAAAAACGCATTATGCTTTATGTCAGTGAAAGCGAATTCGGGATGATGCCGGCGATCAATAGCCAGGTAAAGATTGAAAAAGATAAGTACAAAGTTAAGGATGCCATCAACGAAGATGGCATCCTTTCCGTTACCCTGGAGGCGATTAAGAGTTGATAGAATTTGATATTCAAAAAGAATCACTTGACCATATGCTTGACAGTCTTGGTAAAAAAACGACCAAGGAAGTTCTGCGGAGATCTATCAATGACACCGCAAAATATGCAAGAAAGAATCTGCAGGATGAAGCAACGAAAACATACGCAATAAAAAAAGGCTCTTTTAATAAAGCCATGGGAATGAAGAAAGCTACATATAGTAATCTTGAAGCAGTCATCACTGCATCCGGACATCCAAATGAGTTGAAGAGTTTTAAAGTTTCGCCAGCGAGCTATAGCACAGGAGAGGACCGCCCAAGCATTGTAAAAGCAAAAGTACTGAATAAAAGCAGGATGAAAGGTTTACAGACGGGTGACATCAAGGCATTCATTGTAAAGTTTAAAAGCGGTCATGTCACTATTGCACAAAGAGTTAGGAGTAAAAGGTTACCGGTAAGAGTGCTCTATTCTCCATCGATCCCTGTAATGCTTGGTAATGAAAACAGAGTTTATGGAAAGATACAGCCGGATGTTTATAAGTATTTACAGGATAAGATAAAAGTATACACGGATCAGGCACTGGAGGGTAGATTATGACACCACTATTTTTATTAAAGGACCTTTGCAAGGAATTAAAGCTCTTGTTTGAGAACTCAATTGAGAAGACTCCTGAAGTCGATCCATGGGAAATGACAGTCTATAAAAAGATGAATGTATTTGAACATAGTCTGCCTATAAGGCAGCAAGACCAGGAAGATGATCCTTATCCTTTTATTGTTGCAAGCATGAGTACTGGAAAGGGTGGAGCTGCCGGAGATACGCAGGAAATAGTAACTCGAATGATGATAGGCATTTATGATGATAATGAATCAATTAAAGGGCATGAAGGTGTTTTGAATGTCATCAATAAAATCTATGCAAGATTCGCCACAAATCCAATTCTTGCAGACTGTCACATTGCAAAGATAGATGACGAAGATAAGTTCAACTGGGCGCTTCAAGAAGATGATACGCATCCGTATTATTTTGGAGCAGTAGAAATGAAATTCATCACAAGCGGAATGAGAAGGGAGGACAAGTTTTGAACGGAAAAAAGAAATCAGATACAGGTGACCTGCTAATTGAAGAAGCTGAAACTCAGACAGGAACAGTGGCGGTAGCAGAAACTATAGCAGAGGAAAAAGCTATTTCAACTGAAAACACTAATAAAATTTATGTAGGCCCGACTCTGCAGGGAATCGTAAAAAGAAATACAGTCTTTAGTAATGGACTTCCGGTTAAGCTGCAGAACGTTGCAGATAAAACACCAATACTAAAAGGTCTGATTATTCCTGTTGATGAGCTGCCAGATGCACAGAAACAGATCAGGCAGAAACAGGGCGCGATCTATACATATTATAAATTAGTTACAGAATTAAAATTTTGAAGGGAGATTAATCTATGGACTACAATCATGGAATAAGGGTAAAAGAGAACCCGACCAGCATTGAACAGCCTAGCGTAAGTAAAACTGGAATGCAGATTATTTTCGGTACAGCACCGATCAATCTTGTAAGCGATCCTGCATCTGCGGCGAACAAGCTGTTTATGTTTAATACCTTTGATGAAGCAAAGGCAGCACTGGGGTACAGTGAGGATTATGAAAAATATTCACTATGCCAGAGCATGGATGCGACATTCAGATTATTTGGAGTTGCGCCGGTTGTAATGTGCAATGTTCTCGATCCAGCTGTACATAAAGCAGCAATTACAGAAAAAACGGTGTCAATCGTTAGCAAGCAGGGAACTCTTGATGTATCAGGTATTTTGCTTTCATCACTCGTAATCACTGCAAGCGCTACAACCCTGGTAAAGGGTACTGATTATACAGTAGCTTTTGATACCGATGGATACGTACTGATCACTTTGTACTGATCACTTTGCTTGATAGTGCAAACACATCAGGCCTGTCGTCAGTCACTGTTAATGGAAATGCGATTGATGCATCGCTCGTTACGGCATCTGACATTATTGGAGCTGTAAACAGTGAAACAGGTATTGAAACCGGACTGGAACTTATCAGGCAGACATATCCTATATTCGGTATTGTACCGGGAACACTTCTGGCACCGGGATGGAGTCAGAACAAAACCGTTGCAGCGGCAATGATCGCAAAATGTGATGATATTAACGGAGTGTTCCGGTGCGAATGCGTAATCGACCTTGATTCATCATCATCAGGAGCAACAAAGTATGATTCATGCGAGACTTTCAAAGTGTCAATGGGAGTATCGAGTGAATACGCAATTCTGTTATGGCCCAAAGTAGTATACGATGGAAAACAGTTCTATTATTCTGCTGTTTATGCTGCCCTCATGCAGTATACGGATATGCAGAATGATGCGGTACCTTCGCTATCTCCATCAAATAAGCTTTTGGGAGTAAGTGCATCCGTTCTTGCAGACGGAACAGAGGTTATTCTTGATCAGCAGCAGGGAAACATATTGAATGCGGTCGGAATTGTAACAGCAATCAATAGCTCCGGGTGGAGAGCTTGGGGAAACAATATGTCATGTTATCCGGAAAATACGGATCCAAAGGACCGGTGGATTCCATGCCGTAGATTCTTTTCATGGTGGAGAAATACATTTATTGTGGTTTACGCTGATAAAGTAGACGATCCATCAAATTTCAGGCTTATTGAAGCAATCGTGGACGCAGAGAATATCAGAGGAAATAGCCTGGCATCTCAGGGTAAATGTGCCGGGGCAAAAATCGCTTTCGTTACGTCTGAAAACACAGTAACAGACATCTTGGACGGTAAGATTACATTCAGACAGTACCTTGCTCCATGGACACCGGCAGAAGACATTCTGAACATTATTGAATTTGATCCAAGCATGCTTGAATCAGCAATGGGAGGTGAATAAGTATGATTCCTGAAATTATTCATAGTTTTAATGCATATAAAA